CAGTAAAACCCATAGAGAAGATGATAGTAGAAAGCACCATATACCGGTACCTATTAATACTACTAATATCCAGCTCACTAATTTAAACCAATCTATATTCATCTTCTTATATATTAATCATGTCTTCATTACTTCCTGGTATGCCATATTGTATAATTGCTCTAGGGGCAAGTTCGGGTTTGCCGTTCTTATTTTGGCTATTTCCGCAAACATTTCATCGCGTTTTCCATGTTCTAATGCCGAGTATACTAAATCTTCCAGTTGAGACATCGTTAAATTTGTTATATACTATAATATAAGAACCTTTTTGGTAGGAAACAACTAATACTCAAGAAAAAAATTTAGCAAGTTTTTCGGGTATATGGGTGTTTATTCGTATATTGAAATATGAGCGATATTTATACAGGTATGCAACCGGTAGATCCACATAAATTATTCAGTCTCTTTGAAAAAGGAGATGAAGAGGTGTATAAAGAGCACGGAGTAGAGGATGCTCTAAAGAATCCTTATGTATTAATGGGTATGGTACTAGAAGGAATGGAGAATTACCAGCTAATGGACATAATGTACATGCATAAGTACCCAGAGAAGTATAAAAACGTTAGGAGAATCACTAAATTCAAATACTTTAGTAAGTTGTATGGGTATCTTACACGTATAGACAGTACAAAGTTTGAATCAATCTATAAGATAGGTGAGTCATTCGAGATAGGTAATGTGTTTAAAGGCTTAGATGACCTAAGAGACTTCTTTGAACTAATAGAACATTATGAGAAATGTGCAGTTATTAAGAAATACCAAGATCTACTTATAGAGGCTAACTACGCTTTATAAAATAATACAAAATAACTTAGTGAATAGTTGTCTAGTAACTTAATTATTCGTATCTTAAGGTATAAGATAAAAAGATAAAGGTTATGGCAAATTCAAACACATTTTCAATTTCTAATCAAAGTCAATTCGATGAATGCCTTATGTGGGTCTCAGATCTATACAAAGATGTATATGGTTCCAGACCTAGAGGGTATAACTTCCACAATTGGTCTTTCCAGGAGTTAACTGATTTCGTTAATGATCTATCTGAAGAGAATACCAGACAGATAGAGGACGAGAAAGCTTTCGAACAGAAGGCCCTTAAAGACGTTATGTCTGTAGGAGCACCTGATAAGGAGACGGCTGCTAGATGGCTAGATCAAGCCGATGCATTCTTCATGTATGGGGATGATGAATTCTATACTGATCATATAGAAAAGTACGGATGGGTATCTAAACAATTTGAATTATGTTAGACAAAAATCTTCGAGGCAACTTGCGCGCGTTTCGCGCGGCGGCCGTAGGCCTAATCTTACTAACCCTATCAAGCTGCACACCCGAACCTATTCTACCTCCAACCTGCGAGTCTGGTGATTGTAATGCTTATATAGAGTTTTATAGAACAAAGGACATAAACGGGTATTACCATGTAGAACTAGATTGGACGGGTGAGTACTTACCTTATTTCTATGTAGATATATTCGCAGATAAGACACATCCCTATTATCGATATAATGATATGTCAGTTGCTACTGCTAGGTTTAATTCTAATACTAGCTGGGTGATTGGCGATACGTTGGTTGTACAACAGGTATTATACGATCCATTTGGTTTACAAGATCAATACGGCATACCAGTACCAGCAGATTATACGGATCTTAATTTAACTCAGTTCGAAGGAATAGAGGTTAATATAGCTCAGAATACTTCCCTCTACTTTAGCGATAAGCCGGAAGGTTATAAAACTAGAAGATACTTAGGTCCCTTTATACCTCAGATGATAGGCGATACTATACAGATTTATATGCAAGTTAAATGGGATGCAGGTATGGAATCAGTAACTAAAGAACACTATGTTGAAAACTTTATCATAGAATAGTTGCTAGTCCGAAAAATTTTTAATATCTTCTCTATATGTTAATTAATATAATTAATAAGATATAATAAAGAATATATTTAAACACATATAATAAATAAAATACTATTATATAATTTATAATAATAATAATACTAATAATAATAAATTTAAAAAGGTTATCTATGTTAAATGCAGAACAAATTCAAAACAATTACGTTAAACATCACAAAATTATTGATCACTACATAACAGATAGAAAAGATCAAGTAAAAGAGATGCTTAAACATATGGAGGATAATTATGTTATGGCTCCTGCTAGTGGAAAGACATGGTATCATAATGCTTTTGCCGGTGGTTATGTTGATCATGTTAATAGAGTTGTTCAATTTGCTATTAAACAGAAGGATTTATACGAATCTATGGGTGGATTGATTGATTTTACTGATGAGCAGTTAGTATTCGCCGCTCTATTCCACGATCTTGGTAAAATGGGAGATGGAGATGCACCCAACTATATACCTCAGACAGATAAATGGAGACAAGATAAGCTATCAGAAATGTATACTTACAACCCAGATCTTCAATTTATGTTAATTCCAGATAGATCTTTGTTTATTTTACAGAAATTTGGTATAAAAGTAGACCAAAAGGAGTTTTTAGGCATAAGATGCCATGATGGAGTGTTTGATGATGCAAATAAAGCTTATTTCTTCAGTAATGTAGAATCTTCTAGACAAAAGACATCTTTGATCTCTATTTTACATACTGCCGACTTTTTAGCTTCTAAAGTTGAATACGATATGTGGAAAGCAAAAGGAGGTACTTCTATTAAGAAAGTACAAAAAACAGCTTCGTCTACAGGAAGAAAAGTAAATTCTTCGAAAGGTCTGTCTAATATGTTAAAAAATCTATAATATGAACATCAATCCTACAACATTTTACATAATAATTACAGTTTTAGTTGGTTTACTAATCTTTTTAGCTTATATTAACTATAATCTACTTAGAAAAGTAGAAAAATATGAAGATGTCACTGCAGATCAAGTGGGTTATCTACAAAGAATTTCTAATACTGTAAGAGATTCACAAAAGTACCTAAAAGAGCTAGATGAAAAGGGGGTTTTTCAAGGCGACGACGAGGTTGGTTATTTTTTTAATAATATGAAAAAAGTACAACAAGAGCTGAATACATATATGCTCCCTGAAAATTATGGCAAGAAAGAAAGCTAAAGCTAATTACTTTACTAAAGAGACTGAAGAGTACATAGTGAAGTATAATAACTCAAGCGATATTGAGTATAGAAATAAAATATTTACAGATCACATTTATCTGCCCTTTTATAAGCTAGCAGAGAATATTATCCACACATTTAAATTTTATTACACTGACGTAGAGCAGATAGAAGATCTCAAACATGAGATTGTTTCTGTTTTAACTGAAGAGAAGATAAGTAAGTTTGACCCTACTAATGGTGCTAAAGCATATTCGTACTTCGGTACAATTGTTAAGAGGTGGTTAATTAACTACAACAATAAGAACTATAAGAAGCTTAAACAAATCGGAAGCTTTAGTGATATGGAAGAATCATACGAAGGTAGTCAAGCCTCATTAGATTCAGACCATGCCATTACTCTATCCCAATTTATGGATTCTTGGATCGATCAGTGTTATGAGAATCTAGAAGAAACGTTTACTAAAGAAAGTGAGATGAAGATAGCAGATGCTGTCCTTACTATATTTAAAACCAGAAACGACTTAGAGATCTTCAAAAAGAAAGCATTATACATATACATCAGAGAAATGACTGATTGTGATACTCCCTACTTAACTAGAGTTATAAACATACTCAAAGAAGACTTTAAAGAGAAGTACCTTAAATTATATGAAGCAGGGTTAGTTTCAACTATTCCATTGTAACTCTATTTATAATAAAAGATATTATGAGTTTAGATAAAGAAATTTTCAAAGGAAAAACATTATCTGATCTTTTTGGTGAGATATACGATAACTCTAAAGAGACAAAAGGACAAGTAAAAGGTCTAATCGGTGAGTTAAAACCTCTTATTGAGAACATTGGAGATGCTACTCTTATCGTTCCTATGATTAAAGAATACATGGAGATAGGAGTAAAGAATGATGACGCTTTGATTAAGTTAGCGACAATCATACAACGTATAGAAACAGCGCAAGCTAAGGGTGAAGATCAATTTGATTTCTCCGACCTTCAAGATCTACTAGAAGAACAAGATCAGATCGAAAAAGAAGTAGAAGCAGTAAAAGACCAAGAAGAAGACGATGCCGTATAACTATGGAATGCAAGTAAAGAGTGGAGGTTCTTCAACGAGGACTAGTTCTGCTGTTGACGTAATCTTCGGTAGAGTTGTTGAGGTCGTAGCAGATGGTAATTCAGAAGCTTATAACCAATACGAACAATCTAACGCTGTCAACGGAGTTATAATTCGTCCTCTAGCAGGAGGAATGAACACCGATGATAACCTTGAATTAAAATTTGCTTATAGTATGGATCCTTCAATTAGAAAGGTTCCTCTAATTAACGAAATAGTAAGATGTGAAGCTTTACCTTCTGAAACAGGAAGAGAAGCAGATTCGAGTATTAAGAAGTACTACTGGACAGCAATTATTCCTATGTGGAACCACCCTGGGCATAATGCTTACCCAGATGTCATTGCAGATCCTAATGCTGCAGATAACGTAGACTTAGGTGAACAATTTGAAGAGAACGATAAGGTAGCCCCTCTACAGACATTTCCTGGTGATTTACTTATAGAAGGTCGACATGGTAACTCTATAAGATTCGGAGGAACTAAATATGATACTAATATATTTACAGATGGTTCAAATAACGGTATGCCCTATACCATTATATCTAACGGTCAAGACTCGCCAGGCTCTGGAACTGATTTAATTGTAGAAGATATAGATAAAGATCCAGCTTCCTTATATATGGGATCAGATCATAAGTTTAAATTAAAGCAAGCTAATAAGAAGAGAAAAGCATTTGAGAGTGCTCCTGAAGAAGCTGATGTATATAAAGGAAGTCAAGTCATAATTAACTCTGGACGTTTATTCTTTAATGCTAAAGAAGAGGGTATATTCTTATCTGCAACAGAAGACATTGGAATCAACTCTAAGAGAGTAGGAATAGATGGAGAAGAATTTGTAGCATTAGACGCTACTAAAGTATATTTAGGTACACAAGCTTTTGGAGAAAGAGAACCTGTACTACTCGGTCAAACATCGATTGATTGGTTAGATGATTTCTTATCACAATTTGAAATACTAATAAAAGCAATGGCCTCTATGCCTTCTGCTCCACCACCAGCAATCGCTACAATGAAGTCAACAGCTAATGCTATTAAGCCTGTAGTACCGCAATTAAGAAATCTATTAAAACCTTTACTTTCTAAGAAAGTATTTACTGAATAATGCCATACGTTAATATACCACCTACCGGACTACCAGGAGCTATCGCCACGATTGTTGGAAAGATACAAGGAAATGTATCTGCTAAGATAGTAAAGCAAGGTTTAACTATTACAAATAAACTAAATAGAAAAGGCTGCCCTACTCCTGCTGAATTAACCAGGATGCGAAATCAAAAGAATCAAATTGATAAAGCTGTAAAAGCAATGGACGGTAAGCTTAGTAAATTCGCCTCCCTTCCTGGTAAACTAAAAGCACCTGTTAGTGGTCTAAAAGCAGCATTAAAGATTATACTTACACTTCCTATACCTCAAGGCATTGGTATTCCTCCAGGACCTGCCGGTGGATTAATATTAGGTTTACCTATTAATATTACAACTAAGTATGCAGATACTATGCACTTAGTTAAAGAGTTAATATACCAGATAGAAGAAATTATTTTATGTATAGATGCTGTAATGCAAGTACCAGTAGGGGGTACTGCTGTTATGAAAGGAAACTTAACTAGAGCAGATAATGCACTTAAAGCTTGTGAAGTAGAATTAGCATTAAAACAGGAATTAGAAAAAGGTAATATAGGTATAATTATGAGGTACCTTATTTGAGGAAGATTTTGTGTAATGACCAGCAATAAACCTTATTTTTCTTATTCTATTAATATCTAAATTTTTTAATGAATCAAAGGATGG